TACTTTGAGATTTGTCCAAGCCTGTTCTGATAACTGGAATGTTGAGATTCATTGGGTTGAATATCAAGATGCCGAGCCAGCTTTTGTGCGGGTTGACTTTCAGACAGCCAGCAGAAATGGCGAACCTTTTGAAGCCCTTATTCGCAAACGGCAATATTTGCCAAACCCTGTGACTAGATTTTGCACATCAGAATTAAAAATCCGCACCATTCACAAGTACCTTAAATCCTTGGGTTGGGAACACAACGAAACAATGGATTGGGTTGGCATGAGGGCTGATGAACAGCGCCGAGCCGCCAAAATTGCAGACAAATCTAGGATTCCATTGGTGACCGCTGGGGTAACAAAAGAAACTGTCGGGGAATTTTGGCGCAATCAGTCTTTTGATCTTGAGTTGCCAAACATGAACGGCGTAACCATGCACGGAAATTGTGACCTTTGCTTTTTAAAAGGCGGGGCACAGGTGTTATCTCTAATTGCAGAAAAGCCAGAACGTGGTATCTGGTGGGCAAAAATGGAGGCATTGGCATTGGCATCCAAGCCAAGCGGTGCGGTGTTTCGTTCTGACCGCCCGTCCTACGCATCGATGATTAAATTTGCCGCAGAGCAAAAAGATATGTTTGACCCAAATGAAGAATCAATTGCTTGTTTTTGTGGAGATTAAATGAAACCAGAAGAAGCCGCCCAAGACATACGTAACAAAGCCCGAGCCTATGGCGATGCCAAAGCCCAGAGGGTGTATCTTGAGTTGGAAAAGTAAGATACAATAATTTATGAACAACGATTTGCAAATACCTGACTGGCCCGAATACACAATTAGTAAAAAAGGCGAAGTTTGCCGTGTGACGGGTGCTTGTGGTGCTGTTGTTGGCAAAACACTTAAATGGACAATTTTAAAAAATGGCTATGCAAAGGTGGCTTTATGCAGGGATTCATGCAGAAAAGAATATCTTGTGCATCGATTGGTGGCTGTAACTTACATTGGGAATGCGGAAGGTTTAGATGTTTGTCATTTTGATGGTGACAAATTAAACAACAACTTAGAAAATTTGCGTATTGATACCCGCAAAGGCAACATGGCAGACCAAATAAGAATGGGCAAAACACCAAGGGGTGAAAAATGCGGATCAAACAAATATTCAACTGAATTTATCAAATCTATAAAAAACAAATTGACAAATGGTGTTTCGGTAACTTTTTTGCACAATGAAACAGGTATTCCGAGACCAACACTTTATGGGATTAAAAGTGGCGCTACTTGGGCGTGGCTTTAAAAATGAACTTACTTGACAAAGCCGTAGATTATTTGCGTGACCATGCGGGAGACTATGCCGTAGCTGAAGCACAGTTGGTTTATATGACTGAACTACGAAAAACTGTTAAAGCACAGTTGATGAAAGATTTTGAACTTCAAGGACACAAAACAACAGCCGCACAAGAAAGAGAAGCCTATGCCGACCCCAAATATGTGCAGCATTTGTTAGCTTTACAACAAGCGGTAGAACAGAGAGAAAAAGCTAAATGGCTAATGGTTGCGGCACAAGCAAGAATTGAAGCTGAAAAAGCCAACATTTATGCCAACAATCGAACTGATCGGGCAATGAGATGAAATGTCCAGAATGCGGAACATGGACAATTGTGAAAGAATCCAGAATATCCACAGGCAATACAAGAAGAAGGCGCTTGGAATGCGCTAATTTCCACAGGTTTTCCACATTGGAGACAATAGTTGATCGAAAAACATTCATACGTCAGGTCAAAAAAGCTGCTGAAACTGGTGGCAAGCCTTGACTGCCAAGCCTGTGGGTCGGGCAATATGGTGCAAGCGGCGCACACAAACTGGGGCGGCGGCAAGGGCCGAGGGGTCAAAGCTGATGACAATCTGGTAGCTGCGCTGTGCCTGGGATGCCATTACGAGATTGACCAAGGCAAGGATTTAAGCCGCCAGGAACGTCAGGAAATGTGGCTAAAGGCCCATCACAGGACAATTGATGCACTGCGGGACTGCTGGCCTATTGACATTCCGCTACCTGATGCGAAAATCTAAACACACGCATGGGGATTGACTGGTTCATGCGGTTGCCGACTTAGGTCTTGCGCCGCCTCTGGTAATTCCTCACCAGTCCCCAGCCGTGTTGGTAGCAGTTGCCAGCATTTTGGGGGTTCGCCCCCTTTTTTTTGATATAGTGAGCGCATGAAAAACGAAGAAGTTGCCGAATTTGTCGCCACGCTGTTTCATGCGGGAACAATCACGCACTTCCAACATTTGCAAACGACTGAGTACAGCACGCATAAAGCATTGGGCAAGTTTTACCCCAAGATCGTAGACCTTGCCGACAGTCTGGCAGAGAGTTACCAGGGGCGCTACGACACCAGGATAAAAAAGTTTCCTGATGAACTGCACCAGCCCAAAGAAACGCCGCATGAGTATCTGACCCAGCTAAAAGGGTTTGTGCAAGAAGCGCGAGAAGAAATCCCCCAAGACTCAGAATTGCAAAACATCGTTGATGAAATTGCTGATCTGATCAATTCAACCCTGTATCTTTTAACCTTGAAATGAGGAAATCATGGCAAATATGATGAAAAACGAACCCAAAGGCTACGGCGCACAAGTCTCCATGAAGGGCAACCCTGCGCCTGACATGAAGTCAAACGGCAGCGTAAAAAACAACATTCCCAATGCCATGACCAACAAAATGTCTGGCGGCAATGAATGCACTGGTGGCAAATCAAATGGTGTTTGCTACACTCACAATCGCAAGTCTTGCCAATAAAGCGTAAGCCCCACCGTGAATAAGACGGCAGGGCTTACTGACCAGACAAAAAAGGAGGTTTTGAATGGCTGAAATAGATTCTAATTGCGGGAACTGCAAGTATTTCCGCGCCCAGCAAATCATGGGTATCTGTCGGTTCAATCCGCAACAGGTGAACAAGCACGAAAAAGATTGGTGTGGGCAACATCTGATTGTTGAAACGCAGGATGTGAAGGTCGATTTAGTCGCCTTGCCTGTGTACGACATAACCACCGATCAAATCACGCCCCCAAAGCGCAAATACGAGAGGAAAGCAAATGCTAAAGCCTCTGCGTGATCGGGTGGTGGTACGCCCCCAGGTGCGGCATATCTCCGACATCATTTATATTGACAACAAAGAACCCTTTAACGAGGGAACGGTTGTGGCGGTTGGCCCAGATGTGGAGGGCGTTCAAGCTGGCGACTTCATCAAGTATGGGAACGGCGACTATCTGAAGTGGCCTACCCACAAGATTGATGGGCAGGATTATCAAATCATTCAAGAAGCGGACATTTGCGCCGTTGTGGAGGCTTAAAAATGGCAACTAAACCTGGGCTTTACGCCAACATTCACGCTAAACAGGAACGCATAGAACGCCAAAAGGCGGCGGGTAAGACCCCCGAGCGCATGAGGTCGCCTGGGGCCAAGGGTGCACCAACTGCCCAGGCATTCAAAGAATCTGCCAAAACCGCCAAAAAGAAGTAATCATGGCAAAGCACAACAAGCCCATCCCCCACAAGACCACGGGCAAGGGGAAAACCTACAACCCCACCGAAAAAGGTGCGGGAATGACCGCTAAAGGCCGTGCAGAGTACAACGCTAAGAATAACTCAAACTTGAAGCCACCAGCCCCAAACCCCAAGACCAAGGCAGATGCTGGACGAAAAGCCAGTTTTTGCGCTAGGATGGAGGGGGTGGTAAAACACTCTAAAGGCCCAGCAGAACGGGCAAAGGCCAGCTTAAAAAACTGGAATTGTTAACCCTTTTGGAAGAAATAAAGGAAATATCATGTCAAATTCAATCGCAACAGGCGTAGCTTACGCTGACCCAGAGTTCGTTTCAGTTCAAGTTGGTAATTCAACTGTTCCAGTAGCTGTAACGACCAGCGGCATCATCAACGGGGCATATGCCACGACCAGCGCCGCAAGTGGCGACACCCGTTTGACTTACCAAAAGCTGACTTTTAGTAGCACTGGTAGCGGTGAAACCATTCGAGCATTTAGTGTGGTGACGGGCACAAATGCCGCCACAGGTGGAACGATCAACGGCGCACACATTTCCACCGAAATCAATGGCACTTTGGCAAGCATTTCGGGCGCTGCAAACGCTGTTCGTGCAACCATTGGCGGCAATGACCCAACCCCAGGCGGCACATTGGCAGCAATTCAGTTGGATACCAACTTTGCCGCTGGTGTAACTTTGCCAGCAAGCGCGGCATATGCCCGTGTGACCAACAGCAACACAACCAAGCTGACCAATTTGCTGAATATGCCAGCCCCAACCGTGGGCGGTGTATTGGCTGCAAAGGTTGGTTCACCCACTCAATCACACGCTATCAAGTTTGTGGATGATGCTGGCGGTGTGTACTACATCATGGTCACCCAAACAGCCTAACTATGCTAAAACATTCCAACCCTGAGATTCAGCTTTTGGTTGAAATGCTAGAAAGCCAGCGGGACAATGCGATGGCGCAAGCCGCTGGGCTTTTTCGGGAAAACACCGAGTTGAAGCAAGCCTTACAAGAAAAACTGGCCCAAGAATCCAAGGAGAAGGCAAATGCCGCTGATAGCATCAATGACCCCCAAGGCGCTCAAGGCCAACATTAAGGCAGAGATCGCCGCTGGCAAGCCACCCAAACAAGCGGTGGCTATTGCCTATTCAGTTAAACGTGAAGCTGAGAAAAAAGCCAAAGCAAAGCCAAAAAAGTGAGCGAAATTGCCGATAAACCCCAAGAAGTTAAACGCCCTGTTGGGCGACCTTCTATGTACGACCCTGCATATTGTGAGCAGGTAATTGAACTAGGGAAGATTGGCAAGTCAACCGAAGCAATTGGCGCTATTCTTGGCGTTGGGACTAAAACTTTATACAACTGGCGTGATCAATTTCCAGAATTTTTACACGCCTTGGAGTTGGCTAAGGAATTTGAGTTGCAATGGTGGGAGGATATAGCCCAAACCCATATGATTGAGAACAAGGAAAGCGACAAAATAAACGCTACGATTTGGTCACGGTCAATGGCGGCAAGATTTCCTAAGAAGTACCGTGACAGCGTCAAGCAAGAAATTTCAGGCGTTGATGGCGCACCTTTGCTGTCTGGCATCCAGGTCACCTTTGTCAAGCCCGAATGAGTGATGTATCAAATGCCATTGCCAAAGCGGAATTTCCCGTAAAGCTGCAAGGCTTGTTCCAAAAATCCCGTTATAAAGTATTGGTAGGCGGTAGGGGTGGGTCAAAGTCTTGGGGAATATGCCGAGCATTGTTAATTCTTGGCGCTAAAAGCCAATTGCGTATTCTGTGCGCCCGAGAGTTCCAGACCAGCATCAGGGATTCGGTGCATAAACTGCTTTGCGACCAGATCGAAAGCCTTGGATTGTCTGGGTTTTATGAAATTACTCAAGCTAGCATCAAAGGCAAAAACGGGACAGAATTTTTTTTTGTTGGTCTAAAAAACAATGTTGCTAACGTAAAAAGTATGGAAGGAATTGATATTTGTTGGGTCGAGGAGGCGCAAACGGTCAGCCGAATTAGCTGGAATACGCTAATACCCACAATCCGCAAAGAAGGTTCAGAGATATGGATTTCGTTCAATCCTGAGTTGGAAACAGACGAGACTTACCAGCGGTTTGTGGCAAACCCCCCAGAGGATTGCATCACCATGCGGGTCAACTGGTCAGATAACCCTTGGTTTCCTGAAACCCTGCGCTTGGAAAAAGACTCGCTAAAGCAAAGGGATGAAGAAGCCTACAACCAAGTCTGGGAAGGGCTATGCCGCCAGACTGTGGACGGGGCAATATTTGCCAAAGAAATGCAACAAGCCGAAAAGGATGGGCGCATCACCAAAGTGCCCTATGACGCAACCAAACCCGTCCATGCGGTGTTTGACCTGGGCTGGTCGGATAGCACCGCCATATGGTTTCTCCAGTTTGTGGGCATGGAGACAAGGCTAATTCGATACATTGAGGATGCCCAGAAAACCATCAGCTATTACTTGGCGACTATGCAAACCTATGGTTATGTATACGATACCATTTGGTTGCCCCATGATGCTGAAAACAAGACCTTGGCAGCGGCTGGGCGGTCAATTGATGACATTGTGAGGGCGGCAGGGTACAAGACCACGATTTTGCCCAGAGTGCCAATTCTGGACTCCATTAACGCCGCCAGGACGATATTCCCGAACTGTTACTTTGACCGTGAACACACCGCCGATGGGCTGGCTTGCCTGAGACATTACAGGTATGAGGTTGACCCAGACACGGGGCAATTCAGCCGCAACCCATTGCACGACCATTATTCCCACGGGGCAGATGCCTTTCGGTATATTGGACTTATGATCAAAGAACCCACTAAACGCAAGAAGCAAATGGTTGCCACAGCGGGTTCATGGATGGGATAATTGCCCAAAGGGGTTCATATGGCTTACCAAGATTCAGATGGCGCAAACGCCAAGATTAACGAAGCGATCAAGTTCTGGCGCTTGGTCAATGATTCGGACTCTACAAACCGAGCCGAGGCGCTAAACGACATTAAATTTGCCGCTGGTGACCAATGGCCCGTGGAAATCCAAAACTCACGCAATCTGGAAAGCCGCCCATGTCTTACGATCAACAAGATCGATGCCTATATCCGACAGGTGACCAACCAGCAAAGGATGCAGCGCCCACGCATCAAGGTTCACCCCGTCAACAACCTTGCCGACTACAAAATTGCCCAGGTTATTGAGGGCATCACCCGTCACATTGAGGTCAATTCCAGCGCCGACACTGCCTATGACACCGCATTTGACTATGCCGTGCGGATGGGATGGGGTTACTGGCGCATTAATTACAAGTATGTGCGGGAAGATTCATTCGACCAAGAAATCTACATCGATGCCGTTGAAAACCCATTCACTGTCTACTTTGACCCCAACAGCGTCAGGCCAGATGGGTCGGATGCCGAGCGATGCCTAATCACCACTGTGCTGGACAAGAAGATATTTCGGGAAATGTATCCAGGTGCAAACGATGGGGCTAATTTCCAGCAACGCAGCACAGGGGATGACACCTCTGCCTGGGTGACTAAAGAGGATATTCGCATTGCCGAGTATTTTTACATTGAGCGTGAACGTGCCAAGCTGTATTTGCTGAGTGATGGCACAACGTCATTTGCTGATAGCGATGCAAATGATAGATTCTTTAAACGGGTTGAGGCCGCAGGGTTGACTGTGGTTGATGAACGGGACTCATTTCGCAAGGCCGTTAAATGGGTCAAGATGACCGCAATGGAAGTGCTAGAGGAAAAGACCTGGGCGGGGAAATATATCCCTGTTGTGCCTGTTTACGGGGCACAAGTCATTGTGGATGACAAGCGCAAGAAATACGGTCTGGTGCGGTTTGCAAAAGACCCCCAGCGGATGTACAACTTCTGGCGCACCAGCATGACCGAAAGTGTGGCGCTTGCACCCAAGGCCAAATGGTTGCTGGCAGAGGGCCAAGACGAGGGCCATGAAAACGAATGGGCAATGGCTAACATTAAGTCCATGCCTGTGCTGAGATACAAGCAAAAAGACATTGAAGGCGTACCAGCGCCAGCACCCCAGCGACTGCAACCCGAGCCGCCACCCGCAGGGATTATGGAAGCGGCAGGGGCAATTTCTGCTGATTTGCAGATGGTGCTGGGCATCATGGATCCCAACCAATTACCAAGCGGGAATATCTCAGGCAAGGCATTGCAGGGCCAACAAAATCAGGTTGATCTGTCTAACTTTCACTTTTACGACAATTTGACCCGTTCCATTGCTCAAACTGGGCGCATCATTCTTGATCTGATACCCAAGATTTACGACACCCAGCGGGTGATGCGGATTATTGGGTCTGATGGTCAGCCCGACATGACCACCATCAACGAAGCCAACGAGATTGGCGAGGTTTTGAACGATGTGACTGTGGGCGAATACGATGTGGTGATGGATACAGGCCCAGGATTCCAGACCAAACGCCAGCAAGCGGTGGAATCCATGATGCCTTTACTGACGGGCAACGCTGAATTGTTCAATATCGCTGGGGATTTGGTATTCAGAAACATGGACTTCCCAGGTGCAGATGTAATCGCTGACCGCCTTGCCGCCATGAACCCAATGGCAAACATTGACGAGAAATCCGACATACCGCCCGAGGCCCAGATGCGCTTGGCGCAGTCTGAGCAAATGATTCAACAGTTGCAACAGCAATTGCAAGCGGCTGGGTTGGAGATCAACAACAGGGCGCAAGTAGCCCAGATTAAAGAGGAAGGCGCAACCAAGCGCAAGCTGATGGATGTGACCGCACGGGCGCACAACACCGAAACGATGGCAGAGGTTCGGGTTAATGATCAAAACACCCGCAGCATCACCAGCCAAAATAAGACCGAAATTGATGCCTTGGTCAAAATTCTATTGGCGAGAATGTCACCTAACCAATTGATGGGCGAAATTGAGCGATTGAACGCTGAACAAGGCCAATATGCCCAGTTTGCCGCCCAGGATATTAGCCAAGGTGCAAGCCCGTTTGTTCAACCAATGCAATAAGGTCAATATGCCCACCGTAACCTCTGACAATTTGCAAGATTTCATCAACGATAATCTTATGCAAAAACAAATTGCAGCTAATTCGCAAAAAATCAGAGATTTGGATAAATATAAAACACTAACATCTGACAATAAAAAACTTGAGGTTAATTATCAACCTTTGAATTTTGATTTGTTGCATCAAAAAGGTGCTTTTCGTGTCACTCATAAAGGCATGGATGAGACTTATGACCCAGACCCTAAAGCTGGGTTTTCATTAGTTTCTGCATATAACGATGCCGTTGGAACACAAACAAGAGGCTGGAAAAACAATCCAGTTGCTTATGATGTTGTAAAAAATATGTTTGAAAACAATCCGCAAAATATTGGGCCGCATAAATATATGCAAATTGTTGAATCTGCCAAAGATTTAGGAATTTCTCCCGAACAGATTTTTATGTTGCCAACCAAATAAATTGGTGGTATAAACGCCACAACCTTACCCGTCAGGTTGACGGGGTAAATTCTTGGAGTAATCCATGTCTGAAGTGCAAGAAGCACCAAAAGTTGCCGCTAACGTGGTGACAAGTGAAAATTTAGCTGAGTTCAACGCCAAGAAGATGGGTTTAGCTGATAGAGCGCCTGTCGAGGCTGTGGTTGAGAAAACTCCCACAGAGCCGACAGAAACGCAAAGCCAGAGTGAGCCGCTTGGAGAAGATGAAGCGACAGCAACAGAGGAAAGAAAACGCAATCCAAAGCTGGAATTAAGGTTTGAAAAGATAACCAAGCAACGCGAAGAAGCAAGGCAAGAAGCCAAGCGGGAACGGGAAGCAAGGGAATCTTTAGAGGCCAAAGTTAGGGAATTAGAAGGTCGGGCAAAGCCGCAAGCAGAAACCCAACCAACTGGTGAACCCAAGCCAGAGAATTTCTCCGATATGTATGAATACGCCAAGGCGTTGACAGACTATCGGGTTGAACAGAGGATGGGCGAGGAAAAGCAGAAGGAAGCACAGGCTAAACAGCAAGCCGAACGGGAAAAGGTCATTAGTGCCTGGACTGATCGGGTTAAAGCTGCCAAGTCTGAAATGCCTGATTTTGACGATATGGTTGGTTCTGCTGACGTTGTTGTGAGCAACGAAGTGCGGGACGCAATCTTTGAATCAGATGTAGGGCCGCGAATTCTGTATCACCTTGCCGAGAATCCCGAGTTCGCAGAAAAACTCTCAGGCATGACGGTGGCATCGGCTTTGAGAAGCATTGGAAAGCTAGAGGCCCAGTTTGAAAAGACTGAGCCAACATCTAAAACTGTTGTTGGGAAAAGTAAAGCGCCAGCGCCGATTAACCCAATCAGATCGGCGGCAAACGGCAGAGATGTGCCCCTTACCAGCGATGGTAAATTTGAAGGGTCATATCAAGCCTACAAAGCCGCACGAATGGCAGGGCGAATCCGCTAAATCAATCTTTTTTTAAGGAAATGAAATGAGCAACAATCTGCTTACCATCTCCATGATCACCAACGAAGCGTTGATGGTCTTGGAAAACGAGTTGACCTTCTCCAGCGAAGTTGACCGCAACTATGATGATCAGTTCGCGGTCAGTGGGGCGAAGATAGGGAATACCCTCAATGTTCGCCGTCCTGGTCGTTTTATCGGAACTACTGGCCCAGCATTGAACGTTGAGGACTTCAACGAGACTTCTGTGCCTGTAACACTTACTACTCAGTTTCACGTTGATACCCAGTTCACCACGCAAGATTTGGCCCTGTCATTGGATATGTTCTCTGACCGAGTGCTAAAACCCGCTGTGGCTGCTGTTGCCAACAAGATCGACTTTGACGGTCTGACGATGGCAAAGAACAACACCGCCAACATCGTTGG